CTCCGTACTCTACGATGTTACCCTTCAGCACAATACACACCCTAATCCGCCCATCGTCATACGGGTCAAGCATCGTATAGGTTGGCGTGCATCCGTACTCACGCTGACAATACTTTTGGTAGATGTCCTTATAGTTTGTAATCGTCGTCACAACATCCTGAATGTCTAGATAGGCTTCCAGTACGTTCGTGACAAATGTATACACAATGTTAAATCGGTTTCCACAATCAGTCCACAGGGCACCAATGAATGCCTCAAAGATGTCTCCGAGTTTCTGAATGTTCTTGCGTCCATTGATTGCAACAGACTCTTCATTGTGGCGAGAGATGACGTAGAAGGTGTCAAGACCTACCTGCTGACAGAGTGCACCGATCCGTTCATTATTCACCAGCTCCTTGCGAGCATCTGTGAGAAAGCCCTGCTTCTTGTCAGGGTACTTCCTTCGCAAGTAGGTTGCTACACAGACACCTAACACCGAGTCACCCTCAAACTCAAGGCATTCGTAGGATTCATCTTGAAGCGGCATTACGCCAGATGGACACGGAGCAAGAGAAGCCGGTCGTCCATCAGGAGTAGTGTATTCGCCACGCTTTACATACGTTGTATGAACCATAGAGGTTTGGAAGATCTTCTGGTTTGCAACTCGGTAGTGAGGAAGTCCGTGTCGATGTAGAATGCGATGAATATCCTTTTCAGTGAAGAAGCGATTTTTCGGATTGTAAGGAGAATAGGTATCCATGCTTATGGATTCCCTTCCTAATCTTTTATCCGTTTTTCTACACAATGGGAGCCGCACAGTCCATGATGTATACGGCATTGCCGGATGCACCGCCCCAAGTTCATCCGGGCGGTTTTATTGATGTATCTACCGTGCGATACAGGAGCTCTTGGAAGAAAGATATGGCAATTGGCTTTGTCTTCTTCAACCCTGCAAAGTCCAAGCGTATGCTGATGAACTACTTCTACACAATCGAAAAATTGAAGCTTGCAAAGATCCCGTACTACACACTTGAGTTGGTCTTTCACAAAAGCGAGCCAGAGATCAAGGATGCGTTTCACGTCTGGGGCAAGTCACATATGTTCCACAAGGAAAGGTTATGCACGCTTCTTGAGGCAATGATTCCCTGGTATTATTCGAAAGTGATGTTCATGGATGCCGACATTATCTTTGGTAATCCTGACTGGTATGCTGAGGTCTCTAGTGCTCTGAATGACAATGACGTGATCCAACCCTTCACCACTGCGGTCTGGATGGATCTGACGTATACGAATGTCACGCAGATACGCGAGTCTGTGATCTATATGGATAAGAAAAAGACATTTGACCACAAACTCCATCCAGGATTTGCATGGGCGTTCACTCGCAGGTGGTACAGGAAGGTGGGGTTCTTTGAATATGGAATCACGGGTAGTGGAGATACGCTTTCTGCTGCTGCATGGTTGGGGATCAAGTTCCCATCCACCTATCTCAAGCCAGCACTAGTTCCTGCATATGAGGAGTTTGACGCCCAACCCAAGCCGAAGATCAGCTGTACATCCGGTGCCGTATATCATCTCTACCACGGAACTCATGTGAACCGCAAGTATGTCGACCGCCACACCATTCTGGATGGCATCAAGGACGTCCGCAAGATCCTTCGACCCAACTGGGGTGGAGTGTGGGAGTTCAGTGTTCGTGATATGTCTGATAAACTTCTCAACTACTTCGTCGAGAGGGTGGACGACGGGTGCTGAGGACCCTTGTGGGACGTAGCACTTAAAAATAATGTGTTGAGTAAGTTCATATCATTGATGGTGAAGCCCCTGTTCACTTTGGCGACTAGACTGCTCAGCACACACGGCTCGTTCGTATGTACGGTGTCAAGGATCCGAAGTGGGTTTCTCCCTCGTGAAAACTTGGACCAAGCAAAACAGCAATTAGCAGAAATTCAGCGCACCCTACGAGAGATTGAAGAAACCCTCAAGCAGGATCAGTCTCGCTTAGCAACCTTGAGCTCAAAACCATAGTCCTTCTCTACCATCTTAGCCTCTTGGCGCCTAACAATCTCATTCATCAAATCCTCTCCATGCTGAGGCAGTAGCTCATCCAGGTACTGCTTCAGCTCCTTCTTGGAAAGCGTCCAACCCTTTTTCCACTCGTTTGGACGTTTGACATTAAACACCATACCAGAGCTAGAAAGCTCAATCTTATTAGGAAGTTCCTCTCGTGTAGTAGCGTACAGCGCAGTAAGATCAAGCTCAACAGTACGACGCTGATCGCGAAGTTCAGACGCGCGGCTGTTGACCTCATTGAGACGGCGGGTGATATCGGCATACTTGGTGAGAACAGGCTTGAGTTGATCCATTGTGAGTTGCATCTTTCCTGGTTTAAAAGTATCCGTTTTAAACCAAGGATGTCGTGGCTTGACGATGAAGAGGTTAGTCGGCTTCGGTCGGTCTACAACAAGGAACACCCGAAGGAGCAACCGATCTCCAAGGGAACAACGGAAGAGATGTGGACAAACATCCAACATCGTTTGCATGACAAGTGCTCCACTGGATCTGCCGAGTGTATTGTCTCCTCATTGATGCAGCGCCCCAAGGCTCCGAAGGAGTGGACAATCAACCGTTATGAGTGGCTATCATCTGATGATATTGATCACGTTGAAAAGAACTATGCAGAGCTGTTTCCAAAGTACTTCTTTGTCGGATGTATTCCGATTGACTTTGATCTGAAGTCAGAGACGCAGCAATGTCTAGTGAGTTCTCTTTGCAGTATGAAGCTACCCGAATTAGCCAAAAAGGGTCATGAGCAGATTGGGATTGTCTTTAACACCGACCCTCACGACGGACCTGGATCGCATTGGATTGCCCTGTTCTGCGATGTTCGGGAAGATCTTGAATACCCTCGCATTACCTACTTTGACTCCTATGCACACGCCCCTGAGCCTGAGATTAAGACATTGATGCGCCGGTGGAAGGAGCAATGGGATGCCACGAAGAAGCACCCGCAGCCCATGAAGATGACGTTCAATGCCACTCGGCATCAGTTCAAGGATTCAGAGTGTGGAATGTATTGCCTATATTTCCACCGATGCTGCCTGATGGAGATCCCTATGGAGGAACGCATTCCCGATGATGTAATCAATGGGTTTCGTCAGTTGTTATTCAGAGTTCCAAAAATACCTAGCAAGAAGTAATGGAGACAGCAATCGCCCTAGCACTTGCAGGGACACTCGGATACATTGTCTGGCACGAGTCCACTCATAAGGAAGTTCAACTCACTGATCGTAAGCGCCTTTGCGATTATTACGTCACAGGAGGTGTCTTTGAAGACGTGAAGGATGTCCTCGCAAGTGGTCGTCGTCTTCTAGAGGTCCATCTCTACGCAGATGAAAACGGGAAACCTTGCGTAGCAAAGAATTCTCAGAACCTTGGATATGATTATGCATATGATTTCTGGACGTTTGACTCGGTGTGTGTAGAACTGATCCAGGCGTGGAACAGCACATCAGACCCATTTATTCTGTCCATCGTGTCGCATACCAACAACAATGTCACTCTCAACCAGGCAGCCGAGTGTCTCAAGACAACTGTCCGCCGTCACCTTGTGAAGGGCGTGACTCCCAACACCCTGCTGGACGACATCCAGAACCGACTGATCATTGTGTCTGATGTTCAGGGCTGCGAACTGACAGAACTAGTCAACCTGTCATGGAACGAGTCCAGTGTCAGGCGCCTTCTCTATGGGCAGGCAATGCACCCTCACGATCAGGCAGAGTTGGTCGCCTTCAACCGCAATGCGATTTCACTTGTTGTCCCCGACCCCACCTTTGGAAAGGCTGTACTAGATCCCCAGATTGCATTCGCGTATGGATGCCAGTGGCTTCTGTTTGATAGTTCAAGGTCCGCCCCCGGGTTCGTTGAAAAGCCGAAGGGACTACAATAAGTTTTGTTGTAAGTGTAATAAATGTCTGAGGGTGGAAAGCGTAATGCATGGCTGACGCACGTAAAGAAGACGATGAAGTCCCACAAGGGCATGAAGTTTGGCCAGGTGCTCAAGCTGGCCAAGAAGACCTACAAGATGAAGGGTGGTGCCGACGTCACGCCGCACACCGACTTCGGAGGCAGTGCCGACCTGTCGTACGCTGGCCCGAACAGCGCCAGCCCCTTCCACCCGAGCGACGCCGCGCCCATCGGTGGCCGCCGTCGCACTCGCCGTGGCCGCAAGAGCCGCCGCGGTGGCAAGATGTACTAAAACGGAATCTAAGAAGACTAATAACTAGTCCTCATGGATCCGCCTAAGACTCGTCGTGAAACGAAGAAAACTGCAAAAGAGAAGAAGGCAGATGTATATTCTGCTCGCCATGCTCGGTTAATGACCGCAAACCAACCTAAGAAAGCAAAGTAGCGTGACTCACTCGAAACGTCTTTCTGTGATCACGATCTTTAGTACGACCACCAGCCGTCTTACGGCACGTTTTTCCATGGTACGTCTTTTTAGAGCATCCGCTCTTGAAATACGCAAGATGGTGAGCAAATCCCTTGAATGTCGGCATACGGGTTCCCACCTTTTTCGATAAGGTCGACAACAACCCATACATCCACTTCATATATGCCTTGCGAGACTCCAACTCTGGTTCGTGCTTAGTGATGTAGTCTGCATAGACCTTGCGAAGTTCAGGAAACGGGTACTCGTGACGAAGCGCATGCAAGAAGGTCCTCTGAGTCGCCATCTGCTGAGGCTCGGGGTCGTCAGGGTAGTTTGCCGCGATTGAACTCAAAAAGTCACCGCCAGGCACAGCAGTAGGCTTCAAGGATAAGTAGTGCTTTTTCACATCCGCAAAGTCAGGGTCAGGACCTGGGTTGATCACAGCCGGATCGTCCTTGCACTGGGTTCGTAGCTTGTTGTTGACCATATTGTGGATGTCAAACAACCACTTGCCAGGATCGCCGCGTAGGGGATGTTTAGAGACAAACTCAGTCGTCGAAGCCCTGCAAAACTTACAAGGCAACACGTCCTTCATCTGGTTTAGCACATCGTCTGGATGGTCAGATTTGAACGCAACTAGATGAAACAGTTGCCATCCACTGGGTCCAAAGAACCTAGTGTCCATATACACAGTTATATACTACACTATATAATGATTGGTCGCCTTTATAAGATAGCTAGTGCCATCGACGACAGCTTTTATATTGGGTCAACCAGACAGTCTCTTGCTATGAGGTTGAAGAATCATCGTTCTAAGTCAAAGGACCCCGTTAGACAAAAGACGCCCCTATACGTCTACTTTAATAAAGTAGGATGGAATCATGCTCAAATTGAGCTCCTTTGTGAACTTGAAAATGTGTCAGACGCAGATCTACTTAGAATGGAGAAGGCTGAGATATGTGCAGTCATAGCTGATCCAAAGTGTCTAAACAAGGCAACCCCACTTCGGACACCAGAGGACAAGAAGCAACGTGACAAAGAATATTCCAAGATATGGCGCCAAGAGAACAAAGACAAGGACCGAGAGAAAGTGAAGAACTGGAGGATTAATAACCCAGAAAAATATGCCGAACAGTGTCGCCGAGCAAACGAACGTGCGAAGGAAAAACGAGCATCTCAAAAAAACAATCTAAGTGATTAACCAAACAAAGATGTTGGACACACGAGATATCATAATATTGACCGCGTCGTTCTACCTCGGAGG